CCGCTGTACTGCAGTCGTACTCTGGAAGTTATCGGCTGTTTGCTGACCCAGATACGGCATTAGGTTATCTCCATGATGCTCATAGTTACGCTGACCTTATCCGCTACGGAACAGTCAATCTGAATTTTGTCTGTAGTCTCAAGGACAACTTTGTTACCCGCAAGAATTTCAAGAGACGCACCAACAGGAATGGGGGCATCCTTTAGCAAAAACGTAGTTGTGTTCGTTGCCGTACGTCCACCACCAGATGTGTCACTGACCAATTTTACAGTTGCTGTAACTTGGCTGGTGTGTACGTTTGAAAGCACCATACCCAAAATAATGGTAGTTGTACTACCCGGTGCTGTATATAGGTCTTCTGGCGTACCGCTAGATGCTGGCATAACGTCATGCGATACAACTTTAAATGTGTTAGCCATTGATTATCCCTCTTCGGATATATTATACACTATTAGTCGTTGATTGTCAAGATTAACCTAGCGCAATTGCTAGGGCTGTTGCTTCGTTTGCTGCAGCTTCTGCTGTTGTGGCACCAATGTCAGAAATAACCTCTGCTGCGGACCGCCCTTCAATGGACGTACCGTCAATGCGAAGGAAATCGTTGTCTGCCGCACCGCTGGTAAACACAGCCAAATTACCATTCGATATACCTGTGGACAGCGTGGCTGTTGTTGTAATTGCCGTGCCATTCAAGGTCATTGCGTCGGCTTCAAGAGTACCGTCCACATCTACGTCACCAGAAATATCAAGGCTGGTCGCTTCAATCTCGCCACTGGCTTTGAAGATTACGTTGTCGCCCCCAGACACCTCAAAGATAATCTGATTGTCAGTGCTAAACTTGATAAGGTTGTCGTCATCCCTGCCAATTACAAGGCTGGTGTTCTTCACGGACTCTATGGTTGTCTGGGCTGTACCCAGAGTAAAGTCAATTGTGTTGTCAGCATCTTGATAAGCAACAGCGATACCCGTCTCAGTATTGGAACTGACCATTGCGCCGACTGTATCGGAAATAACTTCTGACAGGTCAATATTGGCAGTACCATCAAACGATACGCCGTGAATGGTGCGGGCTGTCTCTAGGGCTGTTGCTGTAGCAGCGTTGCCCGTAGTGTCTTGGTTTAGGGTACCAATTACAAAGTCGAGTGTATTGTCAGCATCATCGTATGACACAGTAATGTTTGTTTCTGTGTTCGACGATACCATCGCACCAACAGTATCAGAGATTGTCTCAGCTAAAGTGACGCCACCAATGGTAATCGCATCAGCCTCTAAGGTTCCGTCGATATCTGCGTCACCTGAAATGTCGAGGCTAACTGCGTCTAGTTCACCAGCTACGGTCACCACACCATTTGATAAGGTAATTAGGTCTGTGTCATCTGTGTGACCAATAGTTGTGCCGTTGATAAGCACGTCATCAATATCCAACGAACCACCAGAGATAAGCCCTGTGGTGGTAATGGTAGATGACCCTGTATCAATCGTACCAAAGCCTGATGTGATAGAGCCTGAGTTGAGTGCCCCTACAGTCGTAGCTGCGGTGGTGACGAGGTTTGGCATCGCCGTAATTTCGTCATCAAAATAGGCAGCTAAGTCTGTGACCGCCACCTGTTTCATAGTTCCTGCATCGTTGAAGACAACACGGTCAGCGTCTACTACAGTAGTAGCACTGGCAGACGTATCACCATCCATGATGTTTATTTCGGCTGTGGTGACTGTTGCACCGTCGAGTATTTCAAGTTCTGCTTCAGAGATACCCGCACCACCGATTGTCAGTGTGCCTGATATGTCTACGTTACCGTTGATATCTACAGTGGTGGCAGCAATCTGAATTTCCGTGTCAGCTACGAGGTCAAGCTGCCCATCTGCGCTTGAGTGGATGTAGATAGCTGTGTCCCGAAATTGCAGCTTCTCTGTGCTGGCAACAAGGATGTCATCAGAAAACTCAAAGTAATCTTCGTCTTCCATCCACTTGAGTACGCCATCATTTGATTCACCATCGAAAGTAACTGTGATGTCTGTGCCAGCCGTAGCTGCACCAAACGTAAGCGTGTTGCCAAGCAGCTTGGTAATTGGCCCGCCTTCTGCGGCAGTTCCGTCGTGTGTGTGTCCTGTGCTGGCGGCGAAAGCAGCTAGTAGCTGATTAAACTCATCGTTGGTGTGGGCAGCGGTGATGGTATCGCCGTCAGTATAGGATGATTGTCTTGTATAAGTAGCACCCATCTAACGTCTTGCTCCTGTTTGAAATTCTACTTGAAACCCTTTGAGGGAATACGGGGCGGTAGTACCCCCGTCGTTTACTCGCAAGGCTACAGCAAATCCTGAACCTTCTACAGATTGTCTAAATAGTGGTGTTGATGCAGCCCCATATGTAGGAGTGCCGTATGCAGATGTACCGTAAATAGCCACCACATCTTCTGAATCTAAAGGGTAAGCAGCAGGACGAGGTGCATCTGGGGATTCATAGTCGTACCGCAAAAACATATCTGCATCTATAACAGAGTCAGGCTTATAGTTTACGATGACACGCTGCATGTGCTTACGAATACCAGCGTCACCAAAAGTCAAATCAGGCCCGCGATATTTTCCCAAGACAGCAACACCGTCGAAATCATTGCCTGACTCTTGACGGTATACGTACCCTGTCTGGTCTGCACCGTGCAAAACAATTACATTTCCATCATCTACAAAAGTGTCAGTGCAAACAGGTTTAATTCCCCTGAGTTCTGCAAACTCAAACTTTTGGCCCTTCATCACGCAGATAACGCCCTTCGTAATTGTTTCTGCAGTGTTTGCCTTAGAAAAGAATATACGGTACTGTGTTTTGTCAGGTATAACCAGACTCTCAAAGCTGGCGGAGTCTGCAATGTTTTCATTAAACAGGGACTGCACATTCGCACTTATAGTACCCAACTCCACGTCACCAATCCGTGCTGTACCTGCGACTGTACGCAACCCGTCAGGACCAAGAAAAATAAGGTCGCCAGCAAATTCTTGAATTGTAAAGTTATTCAAACATCCGATGTTACGAGTAACAGGGACAACAGCAAAATCACTCAGGCTGCTGCCGCCCAACTTAAATATTCTGTTTTCACAAAAAATAAACAGGTTGTCACGGAAAACCTTGAGGCCAGTGATGTTGTCATCGACTTTGATGCTACCCGCACCCTGTCCTGAGACAAATGCGTCTTCATCGAAGGGTTCACTGAACACCACTTCCTGCGGGCTGGACGACTTGCCCGCGTAGAACATGTGGTTCTTGAAGGCCGCTACAAACCTAGAACCCGCTACACTGCTTTCACTTACGTCTGTTGCAGAAAATGAACTGTTAAATACTGTGGGGGCATTGGTTTGGTCAACTACAATTAGCTTCTCGTTGCCGTCAAAATTAAATCGCTCGAAGGTGTACTTCTTTGCATTTGTGCGTCCGCTGTCTATGCTTGTCCAGCTAGACCCACCCGGAGTTGCTTGAAAAATACTTGTTCCACGTGCAGCAACAACCTTGCCTGCGAACGATGCAACCATCAAGATAGGCTCTGACGAACTGCTGGTTTGTGGGACAACACCACTAACGTACTTGGCAAAGCCTTGAATACGTTTGTAGCCACCCTCTACATCCGGCTCAAAGTTTTCTAACTCTAGGGCTTCTCCCGGCTGCATCATAAATGTAGAACGGTTCTTTACGAGACCGCCCTCACAATTGAACGCTACAGGTTGTGCTTGGGACAAGTCAGCCAATTAGACAGCCCTCATGTAATTCTTACGGTTGAGTAATTCGATACGCATACGTTTAATTCCGTCTTCGTATTCTTTCAGGGAAAATTGTGCAGACTGCACGTCAGAGCGAAATATGTGAGTGTAGTATTTTGCCCGTGCGTTTACTACAGGCTCAAACCTTGTTGGGATAATAGACGTATCAGTTGCTCCGGACAAATCGGTGTGAGATACATAGTAGTCAAACTCTAGGGTTCGATTACTCGTGTCCGGAATGGGTGTAAGACCAATCTCATCGTTGTATGTGGTATACACATATTCTGGATCAGCAAACTTATCTGTGTCCGGACGAGTATCACGCTCACGAAACGCATCGTTGTATTCTTCGTAGGAAAGGTA